GTCTGGAACGGCGCGCGGTCGGCGGCCAGCGCCAGATGGTCACGGGCGTCAGTACAAATTCGAAGCCAAAAGCAGATCCCGCGCCCGCGCCAGAACCGGCATATCGCCCCGGCCTGTCGGACGCGATCAAGCGGGCCTTGGCGGCCAAAAACCCGATCAAGCGCCTCGGTGATGTGTCCACCATGTACGGCTTGAAATACCGCGAAGTGCTGGAAATTGCGGGGGTGCAGCCATGAGCCACGGCGAAGTCACCAAAGAGGATTGGAAGAACATCGTCACCATACGGCCGGGACCAACAATTTTCGTCTGGCGCAACGGGGCGGAATTCTGCGCCGTGCCCCTGACGCACCGAGCCGCATTAAACATCATCGGCAGCCTGACCGCTGCCATGCAGATGACGGAGGCGCCAAAGGTCAAGCCGTTGGAGTGGAAACAATACGAAGGGAACATCTTCTGCGCCAAAACGCCTTGGGGCTGTTATTTTGCGCAATGGGATGACGAGATTGGCGCGTTCTTTGCCAGCCTCGAACTTGGCGATCATGAAGATCCCATCATCATCCAGCCGCAAGACGTTGCGTCCATGTCGGAAGCCCAAGCTGCAGCCCAAGCCGACTATGAATCGCGCATCCTTTCCGCTTTGGTGCAGCCATGACCCACAGCGCCCATCAGAGCGCACAGGAGGGGCCACACAGCCCCGCGCCGCTACATCCGGCCACCAAATGGCAACTTGACGCTGTAGCGCCCGCGTTTTGGCCTATCACCGTTGAACTGGGCTATCACGGCATCTTTCCGCAGCCAGGCGCAACATACCATCGCCAGCCATGCCCGACATGCAGCCCGTGGCGGGCAAAATCGGATGAGCCGTGCCTCGTCGTCAAAATCATCAGCGCAACACAGGCAGACGTGATCTGCCACCATTGTTTGCATCAGGAGAGGATCACAGCATGAGCGAATGGCAACCAATCGAGACGGCGCCGATTGTCGGGACGATCCTCATCGCATCTTGGTCCGAGGCGCAATCGCGATACATCATCGACGCGGGCTTCTGGGAAGACTTCGACGGCGGCGCATGGTGGCCCTACACCATCACAAACCCAACGCACTGGATGCCAATGCCCGCACCGCCGCGCCAGCATGACCCAGCGCCTTGATCAAGCCCGCGACGGCGTGGCGCAGGCTTCGTTTTTAGCGTATCATGCCGCAGGCTACAGGTGAGAGAGAACCCCATGACCGCAGTTAAACCGACAGCAGAAAAGAAGCGCAAGTTCGGCGGCCCGCAGCCCGGCTCCGGCCGTCCGCCGTTCGTCCCGACGGGGGAGGAGCGCGATCTGGTAAAGAAGCTCTCTGGCCTCGGGCTCCCGCAGAACCAGATCCGGATGCTTGTGCGGGGCGGGATCGCGCTCGAGACGCTCCTCAATCACTTCCGCTTCGAGCTCGACGAGGGCAAGGCTCAGACGGGTTGGGACATCGCTGGCGCGCTATACACCAAGGCGATGAATGGAGACGTCACTGCGATGATCTGGTGGACCAAGACGCAGATGCGCTGGTCCGAGACGCAGAAGGTCGAGATCACCGGCGCAGCCGGCGGGCCGATCCAGACCGTCGACCTCTCAAAGGTCTCGACCGCAGCCCTCCTCGAACTGTCAAAGGCGATCGCAGATGCAACTCCCCAAGATCACGACGGCGGACCGAGACTTAATTGAGGCGGAGCTATGCCGGCGCTCGGTGCTGTACTTCGCCCAAACGTTCTGGCCGGTGCTGGAACCCGGCCGCAAACTCGTCACCGGCTGGCCAATTGAGGCGATAGCCGAGCACCTCGAGGCCGTCACGCGGGGCGAGATCCGCAAGCTCCTGATAACGGTGCCGCCGGGATCCATGAAGTCGCTCCTCACGCGCGCCTTCTGGCCGACCTGGAGCTGGATCTCGCAGCCGTCGCTCCGGTATATCGGCGCGTCCTACGCCGAGGCGCTCGCAGCGCGTGACAATCGGCGCGCCAAGATGATCGTCGAGAGCCCGCTCTATCAGCGTCTATTCCCGCGCGTGCGGCTGTCGGATGACCAGGCGCAAAAGGTCAACTTCGCGAACACCGAGACCGGATCAATGATGGCAACCTCTGTCCGAGGGCGCGCGACGGGCGAGCGCGGGGACGTGTTTTGCCTGCCCGGTGATGAAGTCGTCTGGGCGGAGAACGGGTGCGTTCCTATCCGGGATGTATTGATTGGTTCGCGTGTCTGGTCCTTCAACCGCAAAACGCACGCGATCGAATTGAAGCCAGTCACCCAGCTATTCCGCAATCCGGGGGGGCAGGTTGTGCGCACCACGCTCAAGGACGGCGCGTCCGTGCGCACAACCGACGATCACAGGTTTCCGTTACTCGGGGGCGGCGATTGCCCTGCCTCCGCTTTGACTGCGCGACATTCCCTTCCGAGCGCGGTGGTAGTGCGGGAGCCGCACACCCTCGGTCAGTTCCCTGTAGTAAACCCCAGATCGAATTGCGGCGATGTATGTTTCACTACACCCAAACTCCTTAGCAGCCACTTTGGCGGTGAGGTCGTGGCGCTTGCAAATGTTGATCACTTGGGCACGGGTCAGTTTTCGGGTCACTCGGGGGTTAAATGTGCCATGCCGCTTGGAGTCGGCGACGTTCTCGGCCCGCGTCCCATACGCGATGTTGCTGACATGATTGTTGAGGGCGTTCCCGTCGAGGTGCCTGACATCGTGACATTCCGGGCGAGGCCCGATGAAAGCTGCGGCGACCGCACTATGGGACCAGATCATCACTCGTTTGGCGGCGCATCCGAGCGACCCCGCGCAGCGCAAATACCCCCGACCATCCAAGGACAGGCTGAGCACTTTGCCTCTGACCGTGTAGTCGCCGGTATGCGCTCGCTTGGCGATGCGCGAGAGGCTGCGGATGAGGCCTGTTTCGGAGACTTCGTAAAACCCCTCCATGCCGGGAATACTACGCCACTCAGTGTTATCCATGTGGGTCATGTTGATGAAACCTTCTGCCTGACTGTTGCTGATAACAATAACTTCATAGCAGGAAGTGGATGTATTGTCAGCAACTGCATAGATGATCCGCACAACATCCTCGAGGCCGAGAGCGACGCGATCCGCGGTGAGACGCTGCAATGGTTCCGCGAGGTCGTACCAAGCCGCGTGAACGATCTGGACCGCAGCGCATTCGTCACGATCATGCAGCGTGTGCACCACGAGGACGTCGCCGCAGCGGCGATCGAGCAGGGATACGAGCACCTCATGATCCCGATGCACTACGACAGCGCGAGATCACGCACGACCTCGATCGGCTGGAAGGATCCTCGCACGCAGGACGGTGATCTCATGTGGCCCGCGCGCTTCTCGGCGCAGGCAGTGGCTGATCTGGTCCACACGCTCGGCCCATACGCATCCTCCGCGCAACTTGAGCAGCGCCCCACGCCGCGCGAAGGCGGGCTGTTCAAAGTCGACAACATCAGGATGATCAACGCCGTGCCCGACGAAGAGATCAACTGGTGCAGGGCTTGGGACTTGGCAGCGACGGACGGCGCAGGCGCATACACCGCAGGCGTTCTCGTCGGCTGGCGCGTCGAGGCCCGCCGGGTCATCATCGCGGACGTCAAGCGCGGGCGACTTGGGCCAGACGGCGTGCGAAAAATGGTAGCAGATGCTGCCGAGTTTGACGGCGACGACGTTCCGATCTCGCTGCCGCAGGATCCAGGGCAGGCGGGAAAGGCGCAGGCGCGCGACTTCACCGTCAGGCTCGCTGGCTATCGCGTGCGGATCGAACCGCAGAGCGGGTCCAAGGAGACTCGGGCCGAGCCGCTCGCGGCGCAGATCGAGGCGGGGAACGTCGACGTCGTGATCGGGGCGTGGAACAGAGATTTCATCGAGGAGCTTCGACATTTCCCAAGAGGCGTGTATAAGGATCAGGCAGACGCTGCGAGCTCTGGCTTTAATGCCGTCGCTCCCAAGCGGCAGAAGAAGGCCGGTCTGTTCGTGATCGGGGATCATGTGGGCAATAAAGCGAGGCCGGTCTGATGGCAAAAGCACCAATGAAGGCGACGGCAACCCGAGAGCTCGGCGCCGCCGGTAACTACGGCCGGGACGATCAGCTCCGCCCGGACGAGTTTCTCCCGAAGCTCCGGGGAATCAACGCGACGCGAACGTTTCGCGAGATGAAAGACAACGACCCGACAATCGGCGCGATCCTCATGGCGTTCGAGATGCTCTTGCGCGCGGCAGAGTTTCGCGTCGAGGCAGTAGACGACAGCCCAGAGGCGAAGGAGGGGCAGATCTTCGTCGAGCAATGCTTCGATGACATGGATGGGACGACAGACGACTTCCTGGCCGAGGTGCTGACGTTTCTCCCGTTTGGGTTCGCGGTCTTTGAGGTGGTCTACAAGACCCGATCCGGACGCAAAACCGACGACCCGACGCGCTATTCGCAGTTTGACGACGGCCGCTACGGGATCCGGAAGCTGGCGCCGCGCGCCCAGTGGACGATAGACCGTTTCCTCACCGACGAGAACGGGACGATCACCGGCGTGCGCCAGAGCGCGCTCTCGCTCAAGCTTGGATCGGTCGACATCCCGGCTTCGAAGATGCTGCACTTCCGCACATCAACCGTGAACAATGACCCAAGCGGCAGATCAATCCTCCGCAACGCATTCACCTCCTACCATTACGCATCGCATATTCAGATGATCGAGGCGATCGCGGTTGAGCGCGAGATGAACGGGATCCCGGTCGGAAAAATCCCATCAGAATACCTCGGGGAAAGCGCGAGCGCGGCGCAGCAGGGCTTCACCAACGCCTTCAAGAAGATCTTGCGCGACGTCAAATTCAACGACCAGGGTTTCATCCTGATCCCGTCAGACGTCTACGAGAACGACGACGGCACAAAAACCTCAATCCCGATGGTTGAGTTCGGGCTCGTGACTGCGCAAGGAAATCGGGCGATCCCGACCGGGGATGTGATCCTGCGGCACCAGCAGAACATTGCGCGGTCGGTGCTGGCGGACTTCCTGATGCTCGGCGGTGGCGATACCGGGTCGTTCGCGCTCTCGAAGAGCAAGACGGACTTGTTCCTCGCTGCTGCGAGCGGCTACACCGAGGCGATCTCGTCCGTGCTTAACCGACAGCTCTTGCCACGTCTTTGGGAGATCAACGGGTTCGACCCCGAGGTCATGCCCAAGATCGGGTTTGGCGAGATCGCCCCTGTGGATCTGGCCGAGCTGGGCGCGTTCGTGCGCGACATCGCGGGCGCTGGGATGCCGCTCTTCCCCGACGACGACACCGAGAACACGATCCGGCGCGCCGCTGGGTTCCCCGAGAAGGCGATTGATCCGGATCTGCTCGGATCACCTGATGCGCCTTTAGACCAAGGAGTTCCGGAATGAGGTTCCTCGCACTGGACATCGCCGCATGAACGCCGTCCTGCGCAAGATGACCGCCTCGGATGCGGTGGCCGTCTTCTTGCGGGCGGCGGAAGGCATGGATCCGAAGATCGCGCGAGCATTCATCGCGGCAATCGAAGCAATCCGCCTTCGGATCCCAGCCGAGACCATAGCGAGGATGATCCAACGCCGCGACTTCACATCGCTGGAGAACGCATTTTCGACTTTCGCCGCATCGGATGAGTGGGAACAATATGCAGAGGCCATCAAGCAGGCCGTCCTCGAGGGCGTCAAGGCGACGAGCGCGACGCAAGGCGTAATCAACGGCGCGCAAGAGGACTTCCAGATCGCGGTCGGGCTCAACCCGCGCCTCGAACAGTTCGCCTTGACCATGACGTCGACACGCATCCGCGAGATCGACCAGACGACGCGCGACACGATCCGGCAGGTGCTCCAATCGGGCACGACTGCGGGCGACGATCCATTTGCAATCGCGCGCCGGATCCGTGGATCTATCGGGCTCACGCGCAGGCAGGAGGCGGCGGTATCGAACTATGAGCGGATGCTGCGCGCGCTTGACCCGGAGGCGCTGGATCGCAAACTGCGCGATCGACGCAGCGACGCATCCGTCGGGCGCGCGATCCGCAACGACAAGGCGCTCACCGATGCGCAAGTAAGATCGCTGGTTGATCGGTACCGGGACAGATACGTCAAATATCGCGCGAACGTCATCGCGCGGACCGAGAGCATCCGCGCTGTGCAAGGGGCGCAGTGGGAGCTCTTCCAGGACATGATCAACAAGGGGCAGATCGACGCTCGGCAGGTCCGCCGGACGTGGATCAACACCGGCGACGGGCACGTCCGCAACTCGCACGTTCAGATCCCGAGCCTGAACCCGCGCGGCGTCGGGCAGGCCGAGACATTCACGAGCCCGCTCGGTCCGATCCTCTATCCCGGCGATCCCAGCGCGGTCGCCGCGAATACGATCCAATGCCGATGCGCTGTCTTCGCGCGCATCATCTCTCGCGGTCTGCTCCCACCTTCTCTGGGCGCGCCGGTAGCACAAACAACTCCGAGGCAGCGCACATGACAGATTTTGGTTACACCAAGACGATCAAGCCCGTGCGCGACTGGTCGCAGCGGATCTGGCGGCTGATGTTCACGCAGCAGATCGAGATCGCACGCGGGCGCGTTGAAGGCGCGCAACCGGTCGCGATCACCGGGACGCTGACGACCAGCGGCGCGGTTACGGAGATCATGGTCTTCCCTGGCTCGACAGTCAAAGATCCATCGGTCGCACCGGTCGGCGGCGTGCAAATGACGATCGTCTCGACCAGCGCGCAGGACAGCGCGGCAGGCACGGGCGTCCGCACCCTGCGGTTCAACTACCTCGATGCGAACCTGAACCCGCAGAGCGAGATCGTGGCGATGAACGGCACGACGCCAGTGCTGACGACGGCGACCAATGTGCGCTGGGTCGGGGATCTCACCGGTCTGACGTTCGGATCTGAAAAGCACGTCGTAGGGAATATCACTGTCACCAATAGCGGAACACGTTACAAATATCTTGAGGCAGAAGCTCGCGCCACGCGCAGCAGCGCGTTTCGCGTTCCTGCGGGCAAGCGGCTGATCGTGCATTCGCTCTTTGCCGGATCCTCCTCGGGCAGCGCGGCGGCGATGGTGCAGATCTCGCTCGTCGCCTCGGTGATCGGGAACCTAGACGGGACCGTCGATCGCTTCGAGGACACCGGGCTGCTCTTGGAGCAGGGGAGGCTCGACCTTCAAGACAACACAACAACGCTTGCAGATGGCGCCTTAGCGGCGTTTCCCGCCGGAGCGATTGTCGGGTTTCGCGTCACGACAGATAAGGCTGCAAGTGTCTCGGCAGGTTTCTATGGATGGATCGAAGATGTCGACTGATGCCGTCAATATCACGAAGGCCGACTATGAAGGGCGCACGGTTGAGCTCGACAAGCCATTCCGGCTTCCGGCAGGCGCGAGCAAAAAGTTCGGTGTCTACGTCAAGGTCGGGGATCGCGTGACGAAGGTCACGTTCGGGGATCCGGACATGGAGATCCGGCGCGACGACCCAGAAGCGCGCGCCAATTTCCGCGCGCGGCACTCATGCGACACCGCAACGGACAAGACCTCGGCGCGTTACTGGTCTTGCCGGATGTGGGAAAGCGGAACCTCAGTATCGGAGATGACGAAGATGAAAAATATCGGAAAGCGGCAGATCTCGGACGACGTCTTTACAACGGCGACCGAGGCCGTGCAGCGCGCGCACCAGCTCGGGCTCGGGCTCGTCGCGCATATGACCGAAGGGCCTGACGGGCAGGCGTTCTACATGCCAGGCGCGACCCATGAGGGTTACCTCGAGATGGTCGGCGAGGCCGGCATGGTCATGCCCGCGAGCCTCGACCCGGAGCAGGCCGAGATCGAAGATCCGACCGAGGATCTGATCGAGACCGTGATCGAGGCCGCGATCGGCGCGATCCTAGATGCGCGGGTCGAGAAGCGCGCGGCGAAGATCATCAAGCTAGACGAGGAGGCGCGCATCGTCTGGGGCTGGGCGTCGGTTGTCTCAATCGACGGCAAGCCGATGGTCGATCGGCAGGGCGACATCATCTCCGCCGATGTTATGACGAAGGCGGCGGATCGTTTCATGCTCGACGTGCGCGTCGCCAAGGCGATGCACGAGGGCGCGCAGATAGGGGAGGTCATTCACTCATTCCCCCTCACCAAGGCGCTTGGCGAGGCGCTGGGCGTGCACTCCGCGCTTGAGGGATGGATCGTGGCTATGAAAGTGCACGACGATGGTGTATGGAATAGGGTGAAGAGCGGTGAGCTTGCCGCGTTCTCAATCGGGGGCATAGGAAAACGCAATGCCGTTTAATGTTACAGATCTAGAGCTGATTGAGCTCTCGCTGGTCGACGAGCCAGCAAACCCTGCAGCGCGCGTCGTCATGTTCAAGCGTTATGACATGATGCCCGACGCGGACAAAATCAAAGAACTGATCGAGAGCGGCATGTCGGAAGACGACGCCCGAGAGCAGGTCGCGCGGATGAAGCGCGGCAAGGGGGCCGGACCGACCGGCGATCCGGGCAAAGGGGGTCAATCTATGTCCGATCAAGAGAAGCGCGTCGTAGACCTGGAGGCAACAAACAAGCGCCTCGAAGCATCTCGCGACGCACTTGTGAAGTCGCTCGAGGCCGAGGGTTACGTCGTGCAGATCGCCGCCGAAGCCGTCACCGTCGAAAAGCGCAAGCCTGAAGAGTACATTGAGATCGGCGGCGAGGTAATCCTCAAGAGCGTGCTCCCTGCGAGCGTTCTCTCGATGATCGCCAAGCAGGCCGACGAGCTGGCTGAGGTCAACAAGCGCCTCGCATCCGAAGAGCTGACGAAGCGCGTAAGCGCCGAGATTCCGCACCTCGCAGGCGACGCAGCGACCAAAGGCGCGGTCCTCAAGGCGATCGACGCGATCGCGGACGAGACCGTTCGCAAGTCCGCTCATGCCATGCTGAAAGGCGCGAACTCCGTCGCCTCGAAGCTGACCCGCGAGTTCGGGACCGTCGCTCCGCAAGAGACCGACGCCATGACCGAGCTCAACAAGATGGCAGACGAGTTTGCCGCCGAAAAGAAGGTCACGTTTGCCAAGGCGTTTGCCGAGGTGACCAGGACTGGACGCGGCGCGGAACTCTTTGCCAAGCGCAACGTGCAGTAAGGAGCCCCACAGATGGCAACTCAAGACAACATGATCTGCGTCACTCTGGAGGCCGGTGCTGACCTCTCGACGAAGCAGTTCTATTTCGTAAGCGTCGCAGCGGATGGTCAGATCGACCCCACCGGCGACGGTCTCGATGCGGACGGCGTCCTGCAAGACGCTCCCGCCGCCGCCGGGCGCGCTGCGCTCGTGGCGATCGCTGGCAAGGTCAAGGTCGTTTGCGGTGGCGCTGTCACCCGTGGCGGTCCCGTGGCCTCGGACAGCGCGGGTAAGGCCGTAAACGCCACCACCGCCGGGGACATCATCCTCGGCACGGCTCTTGAAACCGGTGCGGACGGGCGGATCATCGAGATCCTGTTCCAGCCGCGCGGCGCAGTTCCAGCATAAGGCAGGGGGATTTAGATCATGCCGCAACCCACCGTTGGCTCGTTCCACATCGACGCAGCCCTGACCAACATCTCGCTGGCGCTCCTTCAAAACCCGCAGAGCTTCGTCGCTTCGCGCGTTTTCCAGAACGTGCCGGTGCAGAAGCAATCGGACAAATACTTCACGTTTGATCGCTCGCACTTCAACCGCAACGGCGCCAAGAAGCGCGCAGCCGGCGCTCGCGTGTCTGAGGTGGGCTATGCCCTCTCAAACGACAGCTATTTCTGCGAAGAATATGGCGTTGCGATCCCGATTCCAGATCAGATCCGCGCCAACGCAGATCCGGCCGCAGATCCCGCTCGCGCGGCCGCCGAACTGGCGACGCACCAGATGCTGATCCAGAAAGAGACCGACTTCTCGTCGTCGTTCTTCTCGACCTCTCTCTGGGGCACCGACATCACCGGCGTCGCTTCCTCGCCGTCGTCCGGGCAGGTCATCAAGTGGTCTGACACCACCTCGGGCGACCCGATCGGCAACGTCCGCGTCGGCATCGACACGATCCTTGGGTCGACCGGCATCAAGCCGAACGTGATGGTCATGGGCCGTCAAGTTTACTCGGCGCTGATTGATCACCCGGACGTTCAGGGCCGCATCAACGGCGGAGCGACGACCTCGCAGCCCTCGATCGCCTCATTGAACCTGCTCGCGCAGATCTTCGAGGTCGACGAGGTCATGGTCGGCGAGGCAATCCAGAACACCGCAGCAGAGGGCGACACCGCCGCTCACTCGTTCATTCTGGGCAAGAAGTGCCTCCTGACCTATCGTCCGCCATCGCCGGGTATCATGACCCCGGCAGCAGGCTATACCTTCTCGTGGGCCGGTTATCTGGGTGGCACGAACGAGTATGGCTTCGTGGTCGACACCAAGCGTCGCGATGAAGAGGACACTGACGTCGTTCGCGCTCGCGCGCACTACGACCACAAGCTCGTCTCTTCGGCTCTGGGCTTCTTCTGGGACGCGATTGTCGCATGATGAAAGTCGAGCAGAGATCTTTCCAGAAGTCGGATCCGCTCTTTGCGTTCCGCTCGTTCGTGGCTCACGGGCGGCGGTTCAACAGAGGCGCGGCGTTTGATTGGCAGTCCCTCGGGATTGCCGCAGAGAAGGTCGAGCTCCTATTCCGGGCGGGTAAGGTCCGCCATTACGCGCCCGGAAATCCAGCAATCGATCTGACAGACAAAGGTCTCGGCGAGAAGCTGGCCGAGGACGTTCCTGATCCATCACCGGCCAAGAGGGCTCGAGCGAAAAAGGTGCAAGAATGACGTGGACCTACGGGGGAGCGCCAGGCACAACGTCCTCGGCGACGCGGCGCGATGCCGTGCGCCTCCTCGTAGGTGACACCGACACGACCGATCAGCAGGTCAGCGACGAAGAGATCGCCTTCGGGCTATCTCAGGCCGCTGATGACATCTACAACGGCAGCGCTCTGATATGCCGCGCACTTTCGGGCAAATACGCGCGGCTGGTGGACACCAGCATTGAGAGCGTCTCCTCCTCCTATTCCCAGCGTGCGACGCAATATGCAGAGCTTGCCGTTCGCCTGATCAAAGAGGGCAAGCGGCTGGGATCCGTCGGACTTGGCGTGCCGGTCGCGGGTGGGATGTCGATCTCGGAGATGGCCAGCGTCGAGGACGACCTCGATCGCGTGCCCTCGGCGTTCCGGGTCGACCAGTTCTCGAACCCGCCGCGGTTCGACTCCATGCTTGACGAGGATTAAACGCAATGGCAACCGGCGCGGAGATGCAACGGGATGTCGTCGCGCTCCTCCGGGAGCACGGCTACAATCTGACGTTTAGGCGCCCGGGCAACGGCGGATCCTACAACACGGCGACCGGCGCGGTCTCGGGAGGGTCTAACGCTGACGAGACGGCGCGCGTCGTCTTCCTCAACTATAATTCGCGCGACATCGACGGCACGCTTGTGCAGCGCGGCGACCGCAAGGCAGTCATTGCCGCGACCTATAACGGCACGGCGTTGGCTAAAACACCGCAGATCGATGACGAGCTGCGTGGCGAAGGCGACCCGGTGCGGATTGTTTCGGTTCAGACGATCAAGAGCGGGGCTTCGATCCTCGCCTATATCTGCCAAGCGAGGGAATGATGGCAGAAAAGCAGATCCTAGAGCAGATCACGGTCGATCTTGACAAGATCGCCAAGAAGGCGGGCGTGACAGTCGCCCAGGCGCGCAACGAATATCTAAACCGGCTGTCGCTTGAGGTCGTCAAGGGCACGCCGGTAAAGACCGGGCGGCTCAGGGCGTCATGGTTTCTTTCCCCGACGCTTACTGGATCTCCCGGCTCTTCCGGCGGCGAGGCGACGACCGGTGCTCCTGGGATGACAATGGCCCGCCTCGCAGGTCAAGCCGAGACGCTTGCGAACCTTGATGGATCAATCTACCTCCTGAACGGCGCGAACTACGCAGCGCCCGTTGAGGCGCGCACGCAGTTCTTGCGCAAGGTACTCGCTCGCTCGAAGGCGATTGCGAACGCAGTCGTGACCGAGATAAAGAACATCAAGGCGACGGGGATCCCATGACAGTCATGAACGACATCCGCGCGGCGCTAGAGCAGCAGATCGCGAACGTCTCGGGGATCCCGTCATCGAGCAATCGCGCATGGGAGAACGTGCGGTTCACCCCAACGACCAACACCGCGTGGGTCCGCATGGCGCTTGTGCCCGTGACGAGCCGACCGGCCGTTCGAGGGCCGAGTCCGCAGATCCGGCATGACGGCAGCTTCCTTGTGACTGCGCACCTCCCCGAGGGCGTGGGGGCGTCGGCAGCGGATGCCCTGGCTGACGCGATCCGCGCGGCGTTCACGGTTGACACCGGCCTAACCTCGGGCGGCGTGACTGTTCGCTTCAACTATGCCGAACGCGGCGGCGCCGTGCTCGATACGCCGTGGTATATCGTCACGGTGGCGATATCGTGGTACACATACACCAGCTCATAAAAGGAGGGCTTACAAATGCCGTTTGCACAGGGCTCCAGAACTCAGCTCGCCTATATCGCGGAGAGCACTTATGGCACGACGCCATCAACGCCCGCGATGGTGGAGGTCCCGTTCGTCACGCACTCGCTTGACCTCACCAAGACGCGCGTGCAGTCGGCTCAGATCACGGCAGATCGCATGCCGCGCATTGATCGTCACGGACAGCGCACCGTCACCGGCGACATCGCCGTCGAGATGCGTCCGGCCGATTACGATTGGCTGCTTGAGGGTGCGCTGTTCGGGGCCTTCACAACGAATATTCTGAACACAGGCACGACCGTGAAATCGTTCACCGTCGAGGACGGCGCGCTGGACGTCACGCAGTATCGCGCCTTCACGGGCTGCATGGTCAACACGATGCAGATGTCGATCGCGCCGAACCAGATGACAACCGCGACCTTCGGGATCATTGGCCGGAACATCACGCAAAGCGCAACCCCACTCGACGCGAACTTGACTGCCGCATCGAACAACGAGCCCTTCGACAGTTTCTCCGGAGCGATCACCGAGGGCGGATCCGCGATCGCCTTTGTCAACTCGATCGACTTTACGCTCAACAACAACTTGAACCCGATTTTCGTTCTTGGCGCAGTCCAGACGCCGCAGATGGAGTTCGGGATGTCGACGCTCGAGGGGACGATGACGGTCTTCTATCAAGACGCCGTCCTCATCAACAAGTTCCTGAACGAGACCGAGAGCTCGCTGCAGATTGTCCTTGACGACCGCGTGGCTGGGCTGGCGTACACGCTTCTCATGCCAAGGATCAAGATCAACGGCGCGGCAGTCCCGGTCGGAAGTCCGGCGTCTCGCCTTATCACGCTGCCGTTCGTCGCTTTGCGCGACAGCACGACCGGCACGCAACTCCGGATCACCAGAACCGTCTGATTATAGGGGAAAAAAATGGCAGCGAATTACGTTGATCTTTCGTCTGGTTTGGCTCGTGACTGGATTCCGGTTACTCCCAACAACAGCACGGATAACATGGGGATCAGTGCACAAAACCAAGTCATCGGCTTCTATGTGACTGTCGGCGGCGCCGTAGTCTTCACGGTAGATGGGACTGATCGGACAGTCACTTTCCCGTCGAACTTCTATGTGACTTGTTCCAATGTGACCCGGATCAAATCAACTGGGACTACCGCTACTGGTATTCACTCTCTGGTTATCTAACGTGCTTCGCACTCCCGCTGTGTCCAGCTATGATAAACTTTAAGGAAGTTTAATATGCCCTCTATTGCTCTTCCTGTGTCCCTTAGAGGGCAACTCCTTTCTGGCTCTAGGTTCTCTCCTCTGTCCCTGTTTGCCACCTCGGAACCCGGCGTCTGGCTGGACCCGTCTGACCTGACTACCATGTTCCAAGATACCGCAGGCACCACCCCCGTGACGACGCCGGGGCAGACCGTGGCGCTGATGCTGGATAAGTCGCGGGGGCTGACGCTGGGGACGGAGTACGTCACAAACGCAGCAGATCGCGAGTTCACCAGCGACACGGGCTTTTGGTCGAAAGAAGGCGGTGCAACTATTTCCGGCGGCGTTGTGAACATCAACAACGCAAGCGGCACTGCCCCCATTTACAGGTTCAACTTCCCGAACACGTCAGGCGGGTACGTCGAAATAGCTTTTGACTTGGTCCTGTCCGCTGGGGCGGTGCAAATTGTTTATGGAACAGCAGTTAGCCAGACTTTTTCCGCAAGCGGGCGGATAACTGTGAGATTGTACCGGAGTGCTGTCGGCACTTTTGGCATTCGCGCCACTGGCGGCTCCACTGCAATCGGAACCATCGACAACATCTCCGTCAAGGAACTCCCCGGCTTCCACGCCACCCAAGCCACCACTGCTTCTCGTCCTACTTATGGTATCGTGCCTCTGGGTGGTCGGAGGAATTTGCTTCTGGCTACGGACACGATGGCAACGCAGAGCCTCACAGTGGCTGCTGTAGCGCACACTTTAGCATTCACTGGTACAGGTACTGTCACCCTCACTGGTGCTTCTATAGCAGGGCCTCTGATAGGCACTGGGGCAAGCAATAGGGTAAGTCTTACATTCACACCAACAGCAGCAAGCCTAACGCTAACAGTTGTAGGCAGCGTTACCTTGGCTCAACTCGAAACCGGTTCCACCGCCACAGCCTATCAGCGCGTCACCACACAGTATGACGTGACCGAAGCCGGGGTGCAGTCACTGTCGTATCTCTCCTTCGATGGTGTAGACGACTTCCTTGTTACCCCTACGATCACGCCGGGGATTGATAAGGCGCAGGTGTTTGTTGGGGTGCGGAAACTTAGTGATGCTGCGCGTGGAACAATTGTCGAGCATAGCGCCACCATCGCATCAAACAATGGCTCGTTCCATTTGACTGCGCCGAATGCTGCAAGTGCGACATTTGGATTTGAGAGCAAAGGTACAACGCTAACAGAT